TTACTAACAAGTTACTCGACCTTGCATCATGCGGCGACCCCAAGATTGAGATCAAGGCCACAGAGATGCTGGGCAAGATTAGCGACGTGGGCCTCTTCTCAGAGAAGACCGAGATCACGGTTACGTACAACTCTGTTGTCGATATCGATAACGCAATCAAGGATAAAGTCAGGAAAATGCTCATGGCGCAGGGGGTTACAGACATTGCCCCCATAGACATTGATTTGGATAAAGAGTTTGGAACGCCTCTAGAGCTAGAAATGGTTGAGGAAGTAGTTGTGGAGCCTGAGAAAGAGGAACCTGATGCGCTCTAATGTGCAGTCAAATACGATGGACGTAGAGCTAAACGCGCTCCTGTCCCAGTTGGATAAGTTGCCTGAGCATCAAAAAGTTAAGATTTTGGAAGACCTGACCCTCCGTGAGAACATCATGGAGAAGGAAAAAGCCCGCGATACGTTCATGGGGTTTGTAACCAAGGTCTGGCCGGAGTTTATTTCGGGCCGTCACCACAAGATTATGGCCAAAGCGTTTGAGCGGGTCGTGAATGGCGAATGTAAACGCCTGATTATCAACATGCCGCCCCGCCATACGAAGTCTGAGTTTGCTTCTTACTTGCTTCCGGCGTGGTTTCTAGGTAAATACCCTCATAAAAAGGTCATCCAAAGCTCAAATACTGCTGAATTAGCGGTCGGTTTTGGTCGAAAGGTGCGAAATTTGGTCGATTTGGACACTTATAAGGAGCTTTTTCCCGGTTTGGAGCTTAGGGCAGACTCAAAAGCTGCTGGACGGTGGAATACGAGTAAGAATGGCGACTATTTTGCGATTGGCGTAGGTGGTACGGTCACTGGAAAAGGCGCTGACCTCTTAATTATTGATGATCCACACTCCGAACAGGAGGCCGCGCTCGCCGCGAGCAACCCGGACGTCTTCGATAAGGTCACGGAGTGGTATACGTCAGGCCCGCGTCAGCGTTTGCAGCCGGGCGGGGCTATCGTTATCGTGATGACGCGGTGGGCGATGCGGGATTTGACCGGTCAGGTACTCAAAGCAGCGGCTCAGCGGGGTGGGGAGCAGTGGGAAGTCATTGAGTTCCCTGCGATCCTACCTTCGGGTAAACCCTTATGGCCAGAGTTCTGGGCGCTTGAAGAATTAGAAGCTCTCCGGGAAGAACTACCCAATAGTAAGTGGCAGGCGCAGTATCAGCAGAACCCAGTAGGTAATGAGTCCGCCATCGTGAAGCGGGATTGGTGGAAATGGTGGGAAGCTGAGCGTCCACCCACATGTGAGTACATATTGCAGACATGGGACACGGCGTTTGAGAAGAACAACAGGGCCGACTATTCCGCAGGAACTACGTGGGGAATATTCACCGACGAGACGGATATGTCGAAAAACATCATTCTTTTGAACACGTACAAGAAACGTGTCGAATGGGTGGAGTTAAAACGAGATGTTTTGGAAGAGTATCGGGAGTACGAACCTGACGGGCTACTCATCGAGAAGAAAGCGACGGGTGCGCCGCTGATTTACGAACTTAGAGCGATGGGAATCCCAGTGCAAGAGTACACGCCCAGTAAAGGCCAAGATAAAATCGCCCGCCTGAACTCTGTATCAGACATAATTGCGTCCGGGAAAGTATGGGTTCCACGTACGCGCTGGGCTGAAGAATTGGTTGACGAGATCGCAGAGTTCCCATCAGGCGAGCATGACGACTTGGTGGACGCGACAACATTAGCACTCATGCGGTTTAGACAAGGCGGGTTCTTACGCTTACCCAGCGATGAGCCAGAAGAAGTAACGTATTTTAGGAGCCGCAAAAAAGAGCGGTTTTACACGGTGTAAGGACACAAAATGGCAACAAGTTCAATGGATAAGAGTCTGTATCAAGCCCCACAAGGTATTTCAGATTTGATGGAGCCTGATCTGGAGATTGAGATTGAGGATCCTGAGTCAGTCAGCCTGCACATGGGCGACATTGACATCGACTTAAAACCGCAAAAAGAAACAGCGCAAGACTTTGATGCTAACTTAGCTGACTACATAGACGATGGCGACTTAGATGGGCTTGCCGAAGATCTAATTGAAGACTTTGGCAAAGACGTAATGGATCGCAAAGATTGGATCAAGACTTATGTTGATGGTCTGAAGTTGTTAGGTTTGAACTACGAAGAACGAACAGAACCTTGGCAGGGCGCTTGTGGTGTATTCCACCCTATGTTGACAGAGTCCGTTGTTAGGTTCCAGTCCGAAGCAATGATGGAGACGTTCCCAGCAATGGGGCCAGTCAAGACCCAGATCGTTGGCGCAATTGATCTGTTGCGTGAGGAAGCTGCTGCCCGCGTGCGCGAGGACATGAACTATCAGTTGACTGAAGTGATGGTGGAGTATCGCCCCGAGCATGAGAAGATGTTGTGGTCGCTGCCACTCGCAGGTTCAGCATTTAAGAAGGTGTACTTTGACCCTAGCAAAGGGCGACAGGTAGCGGTGTTTATCCCCGCCGAAGATATCGTTGTACCCTATGGTGCTAGTAATCTAGAGTCAGCCGAGCGGGTTACACATGTGATGCGTAAGACTGAGAACGAAGTCAAGAAATTGCAAGAAGCTGGGTTCTACAGTGACGTAGACTTAGGTGAGCCGTCGCATGAGTTGGACGACATTGAGAAGCAGAAAGCCGAAGAGCAAGGTATGTCTGCGCTCAACGACGACCGATTCCGTATTCTTGAGATGCACGTTGACTTGGACTTGCCCGGCTACGAACATAAAGACAAGAAAGGTAAGGAGACAGGAATTGCCCTACCTTACGTAGTTACTGTGGAAAAGGGAACGCGCAAGATTTTAGCCATTAGGAGAAATTGGTATGAAGACGACGAACTGCACTCCAAGCGACAACACTTTGTCCACTACCAGTACATCCCCGGATTCGGGTTCTATGGGTATGGTCTTATCCATCTTATCGGGGGCTACGCCAAGTCCGCCACCATGCTCATTCGACAGTTGGTGGATGCGGGCACTTTATCAAACTTACCCGGTGGCCTTAAGTCCAGAGGACTTCGCATCAAAGGGGACGACACCCCCATCCAGCCCGGAGAATTTAGAGACGTAGATGTGCCCTCAGGAAGTATCCGTGACAACATATTACCACTACCATACAAAGAGCCAAGTCAGGTTCTGTTTGCCCTGTTCCAGAACATAGTTCAAGAAGGTCGCGCATTCGCATCAAGCGGTGATATGAACGTGTCCGACATGAGCACTAATGCGCCGGTGGGTACAACTCTGGCTCTGTTAGAGCGTACTCTTAAAGTGATGACGGCTGTCCAAGCCCGCTTGCACTACACCATGAAGCAGGAGTTCCGTCTACTCAAAATAATCATCGCTGACTATACGCCCGAGGAGTATGACTATGAGCCAGAAGATGCAGGCCGTAAAGCCAAGAAATCGGACTATGACAGCACGGACGTTATTCCTGTCAGTGACCCAAATGCAGCAACAATGGCGCAGAAAATTGTGCAATACCAAGCTGTTCTTCAGTTGGCTCAGTCTGCACCACAACTCTATAACTTACCTCTGTTGCATCGTCAGATGATTGAGGTGTTGGGTATCAAAAATGCTAACAAACTTGTGCCAGTAGAAGACGACCAAGTGCCAACCGACCCAGTGCAGGAGAACCAGAACCTGTTGATTATGAAGCCGGTCAAGGCGTTTATTGAGCAGAACCACGAGGCTCATATTCAGGCGCACATGGCGGCTATCCAGAACCCGAAGATTCAGCAAATGATGCAGATGAACCCGCAGGCTCAAGCAATCATGGCAGCAGCTATGGCGCACATTAACGAGCACATTGCGTTTGAGTATCGCAAGCAGGTTGAGATGTCTATGGGTATGCCGCTACCTACGGAAGAGCAGAACAAACAAGTGTCTCCAGAGTTGGCAGATCGCATTGCGATGATGACCGCGCAAGCGTCACAGCAGTTGACTCAGCAGGCACAACAGCAAGCTCAGCAACAGCAGGCTCAACAACAAATGCAAGACCCGATTGTTCAGATGCAGATGCAAGAGTTGCAGATCAAGCAAGGTGAGTTGCAGCTTAAACAGCAGAAACAACAGATTGACGCTGCGGCAAAAGCGGATCAGATTCGTATTGAAGAGTCTCGTATCGAGGCTCAAAAAGAGATCGCTGCTATGCAGGTTGGCGCACAGTCAGCCGCAAAGAAAGACCAATTAGAGAAACAGCAACACGCTGAAGGAGTTCGTATGGGTATTGACGCTGCTAAACACCGCGCTCAAATGGCCATGCAGCAAGCGCAACGGGCGGCGCAACGAAACCAGCCTAGCAACAAGAAGGGAAATAGATGAATTCACAAGCATTTTCATACCTCCTCAAAGAAATTGACAAATTACGCGAGGATCAAGCCATTTTTCTAAGTGGTGGCGGCGCTAAAGATTTTGCCGAGTATCGGCACGTTTGCGGAGTTATTCGGGGTCTAACTCATGCAGATCAAATTGTCAAAGACCTTGCGAAAAAAATGGAGTATTCCGATGACTGAATTTGATGTCGCTGCGGTAGATTTATCCGGCATCCTTAACACGAGTGCAGAGGAGAAAGCAAAGCAGTTGCCTGATCCAAAAACCTTTCGGCTTTTGTGCGTTGTTCCTGAAGCAATGGAAGAGTTTGCAGATAGCGAAATTGGTATTGTTAAATCAAATCAATCTATGCACTACGAAGAAGTACTGACCCCAGTACTATTTGTAGTAAAGCTAGGCCCCGATGCCTATACAGATACCGTTCGGTTCCCTAATGGGCCGTCGTGCAAGGAAGGTGATTTCGTCATCGTCCGCCCCAATTCAGGAACCCGCCTGAAGATTCATGGTCGTGAATTCCGCATCATTAACGATGATTCGGTTGAAGCGGTTGTGGAAGATCCCCGTGGTATTACACGAGCAGCATAAGGAGTAACACATGGCAACACAAAAGTTTGAAGACACTTACGAGTTTCCCGATGAGAAAGCAGAGAAAGCTGCTGCTGAAGAGAAGTTTGAGATTGAAATTGAGGACGATACCCCTCCTGCTGACCGTGGGCGCAAGCCTATGAAGGAGCCGGTAGAAGATCCAACTGACGAAGAGTTAGCTACCTACGACGAAAAGGTTCAAGCGCGTATTAAGAAGTTTACCCGTGGCTACCACGATGAACGCCGCGCTAAAGAGGAAGCCCTACGCGAACGCGAAGCGGCGGAAAACTTTGCCAAACAAGTCTACGAGGAAAACAAAAAGCTTCAACAGCAGCTTTCTAGTGGTAGTAAAGTATTTATTGAGCAATCCCAATCTACCGCTCAAAAAGATCTTGAGTCTGCTAAAGAGCAGTACAAGAAAGCTTATGAGGCTGGTGATGTAGACGGCATGACCGAGGCCAACACAGAAATTGCTAAAGCCACTCTTAGGGTGGATAAAGCTTCTGGATTAAAGCCTATTGAAGTTGAAGAACGTGGGTTCCAACCTGCACAGCCAGAAAAACCTAATCTTACCCCCCGCACTAAAAAGTGGGTTGAACGCAACAACGATTGGTGGGGGGTTGACGACGAAATGACAATGGCTGCTATGGGCATTGACAGAAAGTTACAAAAAGAGTATGGTGCGGACTATGTAGGTACTGAAGAGTACTTCAAAACCATCGATAAAACGATGCGCAAAAGATTTCCTGAGCACTTTGAAAGTGACCAGAGCTATGAGGAAGACGATCCGCCTCCTAATAAAAGAACGTCAGAACCGGCTGTTGAGGATGATGACCCCCCACGCCGTGCAACACGAATTACTTCGCCTGTGGCCCCCGCTGCACGAAGTACACCGCCTAGTCGCATTCGCTTAAAAGCATCGGAAGTTGAGACTGCGCGTCGCCTTCAAGTGCCCATTGAGGAATATGCTAAACAGGTTGCTTTACTTAGAAGAGGTACTTAATCATGGAAAATATCGAAACAAAAAAACCGCAAAATCGTTTGGATCGTGCATTGGATACTAGGGTTACTACTTACAGACCAACGTCTTGGCAAGCCCCTGAAACTCTGCCTCAACCAGAGGATAGACCCGGTTGGAAACATCGTTATGTTCGTTTAAGCACCAATGGTCAGTCTGATCCATCAAATATTTCTTCTAAGTTACGTGAAGGATACGAACCTTGCAAAGCAGAGGACTATCCTGAACTCATGATGCACGCCGCTATTGAAGGTCGCTTTAAAGGTGGTATTGAAGTAGGTGGTTTGTTACTCTGCCGTATTCCAGCCGAATTTATGGATCAACGTGATACTCACTTTGCAAAAATAAATAAGGCACAGATGGATTCTGTAGACAACACCTACATGAAAGACAACGATCCACGAATGCAAAAATTTGCGGAACGTTCGTCTAAAGTCACATTTGGCACAGGTTCTTAAATTTTTTTAAAAGGAGTCTTAAATGGCTTATCCGGTTATTGATGCCCCTTACGGGCTAAAACCGATCAACTTGATCGGAGGTCAGGTATTTGCGGGTTCTACTCGTAATTATCCGATCACTAACGGTTACTCTACGAACATTTTCTACGGTGATTACGTAGGTTTATCTCGTGGCGAAATCGTCCGTCTGTCTGTGTCTACTGGCACAGCAGGTAACCAAACTGGCATTTTTTTGGGATGTAGTTACACAAACCCCGTCACTAAACAGTTGACTTTCTCGCAATACTGGCCCGCATCAACTGCGGCTGGTGATGCAGTGGCTATTGTTGCTGACGATCCTGACCAAGTGTTTAAGGGTGTTGTTTGCTCTGCTACTACCGCTGTTGCTTCTGGCGCTCGCGCCATGATCGGCCAAAATTTGGCAATGATCAACAACACAGGTAGCACCGCAACCGGCAACTCCAAGAACGCAATCTTGGCTCCTAATGACACCCCTGCCACTACTTCTTCCTTGCCCGTTCGCGTGCTTGGTTTGGTGACTGACACGGCTGTTTCGCTTGGTACGGCAACGTACACCAGCATTTCTACTGCTACTGTGACTTGTTCGGCTCTGCCCTTCGCGTTGCCAGTTGGTACTGATGTTGGTTCGCTGGACTCTAACGGAAACTACGTTTCTGCGGGTTCTTTTGTTGATACCGCCGCATCTGCTGGCGCTACCTCTTTTGTTCTTAACCAAGCACCTGTTGCTACATTGAACAGCACTATTGTGTTCATGCAGTATCCAGAGATTCTGGTCAAGATTAACTTTGGTCAGCATCAGTATTACGCTGGCACCAGCATCGCCTAAGGAGTAACATAAAATGGCTATTTCACGCGCACAACTACTTAAAGAGTTGCTCCCCGGTCTGAACGCATTGTTTGGTCTGGAGTACGCTAAATACGGCGAAGAGCACAAAGAGATCTACGAAACAGAGACATCTGAGCGTAGTTTTGAAGAGGAAACAAAACTGTCTGGCTTCTCAGCAGCACCAGTCAAGAACGAAGGCTCTGCCATCGCTTATGACAATGCTCAAG